TTAAATATTAAACAAATCATTAAAGGATTCTACTATAGTTGGGTGAGTATAAATAGTATCTCTTAGAACTTGGTAAGGTATATGTTGATCAATTGCTAACTTAATTAAATTAATAATTTCTTCTGATTCTTTGCCATAAAGTGTAGCACCTAAAATCAAATCAGTATCTTTATCGATAACAACTTTGAAAATGCCGCGAGCGTCATTATTAATCTTATGTCTCGGAATTTGAGCGACAAGTAATGTATTTTCATTATAATTATAGCCTTGAGATTGAGCTTCTTTAGCTGTTAAACCTACTCGAGAAAATGGTGGATCAATAAAGACAGTGTAAGGAATTGTACCGCGGTTAAGTGTAGTACGCGATTGGTCACCATATAGTGTAGATTTTAGAATTCTAAAGTCGTCCAGAGAGATATAAGTGAATTGTAGCCCGCCTTTGACATCTCCAACAGCATAAATATGTTCGACTGAAGTTTGAAGATGCTCATTCACTTTGATTTCACCACGTTCACCAAGTTCAACACCAGTTTCTTCAAGCGCTAAATCAGTATTAGGTATACGACCTGTAGCTATCAATACAGCGTCAGCTGAGAAATTGCCTTTAGAAGTTACAATTGTCGTTTGGTTGTTGTTATTTTTAAATTCTAGCGTATCTGCATTTGTGACAAAGGTAATCCCTTTGTCCTCTAAATCTTTAATTGCATGTGCAACCACGTCTTGATCTTCACGTGGCATGATATGTTCGCCGTGTTCTATAACTGTGACTTTTGAGCCAAAATTAGCAAACATTGAAGCAAATTCTAAGGCGATATAGCCTCCACCAATGATTACTAAATGCTTAGGTTGATATGAAATATTCAATAAACCTTGTGAATCAAATAAATGTTTAGCACTTTCGATACCCGGGATAGATGGAATATTCGATTTTGCGCCTGTATTAATAACAATTCTATCCGCAGTTAAAGTATGTACAATAGCACCATCCTCGTCTAGTAGATTAACTTCAGTATTAGATTTGAATTGCGCTTTGTAATTGAATACTTCAATGTTTGTATCATTTGCTAAGTTATCATAGTTTTTCTTATTTAGTGCGCTGACTACGTCTTTTTTTCTTGAAAAGGCAGTACCAAAGTCTGTACCGTCAATCCCATCATGTACGAGTACTTTAGAGGGTATACAGCCGTGGTTGCAAGACTGTACATACTTCCATAGTTTATTAATAAAATTCGATACTAGTAATTTTAAGTGAATTATTTTTTTGACTAGTGTTTCCAGTGCCGATTATATACTCAAAATAAATATTCTTTATTGCCATTTTGATAAAATCTTCTTTATCTTCATCGCTTGAGATGTCCCACATTTCAAGTAGTAAATCTTTGTATTGTTTTATATCTTCGATATCGTATTGCTTAACTTCTCTATTTTCATTTTGCTTTTTATATTCTGCGATAGTTTGATCAGTTTCTTTGATTAAATCAAATAACTCATCTTCTTGCATCAAACCACTTGCATAAAGTTTATGGTATCTTTTGCGTTGTTCCATTATTTTGTTGATATCAATAGTTACTTCTTGCTCGTTTTGTTTTTGGGTAACTTCGTACTTTTCTAAATCAAAACGCTTGAGATAATTATAAAATACTTTTATCACTTCTTTTTCTTTTATATACACGGGTTTTAAATTAGGTGTAACCTTACAATTATTGCAATAATATTGTTTAACAAAAATGTATCCTGAGTTAGATTTCTTTTTGTGAGAATTCAATGTTAATCTAGCACTGCAATTAGGACATACAAGTTTACCTCTAAATATAGATGTGTGCTTAACCTTTTTAGTATTCACTCGCTCATTCAATCTATCTTTTACCTTATCGTACATTTCTTCGGTGATAATCGGCTCGTGGTTATTCTCTATATGTACGCCTCCCCAATCAAAATGACCTCGTGTGAACGGGTTTCTCAACGCATGTGTAATGGTTCTACCCTGCCATTGAGTATTGTTCGGCGGGGGAATATCAGAATTGTTTAATTTACGTGCTATTGCTTTAGCACTTTGACCTTTCATCGCCTCATCATACGCCCACAAGATGACATCTTTATACTTATTAGGTACAAACTTATTGTCTACACGGTCATAATAGAATGGTGGGGTAGTAAGCATAATACCCTTTTTAAGTGCTGCAAGTTTCCCCATTTGTGTACGTTCTCTAATCGTTTCACGTTCCCATTCAGCCATTGCACCTACTAATGTGACGAACAGTCGTCCCATTGCTGTTGATGTATCATATACTTCGGTAGCACTCCTAAACGCTACATTATTCTGTTCAAATATCTCTAGCAAGTCCAATAAGTCACGTACATTACGAGTGAGCCTATCTAACTTGTACACTAGGACTAAATCAAACCGTTTAATATCATTCATCAACCGTTGTAATTCTGGTCGGTCACGTTTAGCACCAGAGAAACCAGCGTCAACAAAAACATCAGCTACATTCCAATCGTTTATCTCACAGAATTGTTTTAATTTCCTTTCTTGTTCTTCGATAGAATAGCCATGTTCTTTTTGCTCTAATGTACTGACACGACAATATATTGCTACATTCATGTTCTCACTCCTCAAAAAAAGTAAAAAATAATAAGGGTAGGTGGACTACCCTAAAAATTATTCAACATCATGGGGAACTGCATCTTCCATAGGTAATCCTGTATCTGGGTCTAATTGATCATTAGAATAATACTTGTCAGGAGTAGGAACTCCACCAACATCACCGTTAGGAATACCTGTATATCCATTTTCTTTAGCTGCTTTAGCGTTTGCTTCCATTTCTTTATTTAGTCGCTCGTTTTCTTCAATCATTTCAGGTGTCCAATCACCATCAGTAGAAACAGGATTGTTTGCTAAATATTCATCGCTATATTGCTGTTGATTGTTATCAGCTTGTTGTGTTTGCTGTTGCTCTTGAGTTGTAGTTTCTTGTGTTTGTTGTTGAGATTGAGTTTGTTCATTTGTAGCAGTTTCTTGTGTGTTTTGTTCTTCAGTAGAGTTATTTTCTTGTGTAGATTTGTCATCTTCACTTTCTTGAGATTTCTTTTCTTCTTTAGACTTTTTATCCTCTTTGGATTTATTATCTTTTTTATCTTCTGATTTCTTTTCAGTTTTACTTTCCGATTTAGTATCAGAATCATTGTTAGATGTGTCATCATTACCACACGCGCCTAAGATTAAAGCGCCGCTAAAGATTAAAGCTAAAAACTTTTTCATATGTAATTCCCCTTTACTATATATCTTTATATTCAAACACTCGTAATGGCTCAAATTGAATAACATATTTACCATACCGAGTAGAATACCCATATTTCTGTTTATAATGCTCAATACTTTGTAGTACAAAACTCTCTGTAACTTCAAAAAAATTAGCAAGTTCATACAAGTTATGAATACCTTGCAAGAATGCTTCAATTATACCTTCTAGAGAAATTAATTTTTCATTAGCAAGTCTTCTTGCTTTTAATTCATACTTTTTATTTTGGATATCTTTTTGATCAACGATATTACCATATGTTATTTCATGGTGTGCTAATTCTTCGGCTAAAACTTCTAGTTTTTTAGCTTTAGACAAGTTTTTATCAATTAAAATTACACCATTATCATAGAAGCCTTTAAATTTTCCTGGTAGTTTATAACAATCATTAATTAATAAATGATTATACTTTATTAAAAGTTCTTCATACCTTTCCACATAATCAGTCCTTTTTACGTGCCTGACGAACTAATTCTGCAAAATCTCTAATCTTTTGAAGTTCTTCTTCGGTAAAGTCATCGTCTAAATGAGCAGCAATAGTATCATATGTATTTTTATCATCAGTAATGTCAGAAGGTTGCACATTAAAATAATCAGCTAATAGTTCAATTTTATCTCTTCTTGGATATTTCAAACCATTTATCCAACTACTAACAGTAGATTCTTTCAAATCTAGTTCTTTAGCCATGTCAGTTTGTGTTTTACCTTTTCTGTTTAATAAATCTTTTAAGTTATTCGATAAAATTGTTTTACTCATATTTCTTTACCTCTCTTGTTAAAAGTATAATTAATTGATAAATAAAATATAACATTTACTTTACTTTATGTAAAGTAATTTTACCAAAAGTGGAATTATTAATTTTAAATTCACTAAAAGTGTTGACACTTTACTTTTAGTGTAGTAGATTAGGTGTACAACTTGATTGGAACACCAAGAAAAAATAATTTTGCGGAGGTGATAAATATGGTTGAAAAATTGGAAACTTTATCTTTAAAGGGTGCTAGAAACGAATTTGGATATACTCAACAAGAAATAGCAGATCGTTTAGGAGTAACTAAAAACGCTTATATCCAATGGGAAAAAGGGAAGGTAGTACCAAAGCATATGGCTATTTATGCGCTTGCGTATATTTATGGGATTAAAGCCGATATGCTAAGGCTACCACAAAAAATTTTAGATTAGACTTCACTTTTAGTGTAGTAAAAGTGGATTATATGTGTGAAAAGTGAAGGAGGAAATAAAAGATGCAAGATTTACAAGTAGTAGAACAAAACAATGAATTTTATATAGACAGTCGAGAAGTAGCAGAAATGGTAGGTAAAAGGCACACAGATTTATTAAGAGATATAGATAATTATTTGAGTGTAATTTTACAAAACGCAAAATTGCGTTCTGCAGATTTTTTTGTTGCATCGAGTTATACATCTAACAACAACAATATGTATAAATGTTATCTACTTACTAAAAAAGGTTGTGACATGGTAGCAAACAAAATGACAGGTTCAAAAGGTGTACTATTCACAGCAATGTATGTAGATGCATTTCACAAAATGGACGAACACATTAAACAACAAGCACAAATCAGTACACCAACAAGTCAATTAGAAGCAATAAAGATGTTCGTACAAATACAAGAAGAACAACAAGCATTTAACCAACGTATCGAAAATGAAGTGACAGGTATCAGAAATATCGTAGGCATAGAAACGAAAAACTGGCGTAATGATACAAACAAAATACTATCAGCCATTGCTCAGTATTTAGGTGGTGGAGATATGCACAAGAAAATTAAAGCAGAAGCATATACAGCACTTGAAGAAAAAGGTCGTTGCAACTTAAAAGTCCGCATGCAAAACAGAAAAGGAAAAATGCTAGCTAATGGTGCTACTAAAACACAAATCAATAAATTATCAAAGTTGGATGTAATCAATGATGATCCAAGATTGATTGAAATTTATATATCAGTAATTAAGAGTATGGCAATTAAATATGGCGTTGACGTAAGTCAATTTGAAATTTAAGGAGGCATAACATGAACATTCTATACAAAACAACCCTCCTCATCACAATGGCGGTTGTGACTTGGAAGGTTTGCAAAATTGAAATAAACACTAGGAAAACGACAATTAGTTACATCGATAAAAAAGATTTAAATACTAACCGTCATTTTGGGTTTTCTCGACATATTTTCTAGCGTGTTCAAACGCCATTAAATATACGGCAAACGCTTCGTCAAGCATTTCTTGTTCACTTTCATAATTACTCGGCTTGAATTCTTGAGTGCTTAAATAAGCATTTGCAAACTGTTGAGGGTCGAAATATATCTTAGACATTTATGTCACCTCACTTTCATTTGAAGATAACCAAATTATACACGAAAGGAGTGGTCGTAATGCCAAAACACACACAAACAATGATGTTCCAATTCTTTGCAGAACGTGGCTACTTAGAACCAGCAATGAAAAACTTAGAAGAAAGGAGGGCAAAAGAATGTCAATCAAAGACAAAACAATCTTAACCGCAGGCATGATGTTCAACGTTACATTTTTCTTATCAATGATGATGGGTGTATTCATCACTAATACAGTAGCTATTGCAATGGTTGCGTCAGTAGTAACGTATCTATTTTTTGACAAACTATATTACGCACAAAAAAAGACTGAAAGTCGCTGCAACGACTAACAGTCAAGCATTTAAGAAAAAATATGTACTTAAAATTTACAACTAAATAAGGAGGTAGTCAAGTTGAAACACAAATTACTAAAAATAGTTAATGAATTGAATGAATTAATTATGCACAGCAAAGAAAGTGTTGAATGTCAATTCGGAACAGGAATTTGTGATGACGAAGTAGTCCTATTCTTCTTTCATCACTCAGACGAGTATAAAACAGATGTTAAGAACATTATGTTCGCTGAATTTCATACATCAGAAGAACTTCATGACAAATTCGAACTAGCTAAAAAAGTGATTAAAGGAGAGTGCTTGATTGATGAAAGAAACAACCAAAATCGAGTATCGCATACAAGATGAACATCATGGCTGGTGGCTTACAAATAAACCTGGTTCACAAGATTTCGCAAATTACAACGGTATGCGAAGTAGAGCAGCAGTTATTAGTGGATTAGATGGTATTGATATCGATTGGGAGAAACACGATATCGAAATAACAACTTACAAAATACAAGAAACACGTAAAAAAGTGAAAATGAAAGATTTGAAGGAGGTCGAAGCTGATGAGTGAAGAAAAACAAGAAAACCAAGAAGTAGATATTCTTAAACAACTCGGTGTAAAAGATATTGGTAAACAGAATGCTAACAAGTTTTACAAATTCGCTATCTACGGAAAATTCGGCACAGGTAAAACAACTTTCTTAACTAAAGATGAGAACGCACTTGTACTTGACATTAATGAAGATGGAACGACAGTAGCGTCAAATGGCGCTGTGGTATCAATTGCTAATTACAATCATTTTGCAACAGTAGTTAAAAACTTACCACTCATTATTAAGCAGCTAAGAGATAACGGTAAACAGATTGATGTAGTAGTGATTGAAACTATTCAGAAATTACGTGACATCACTATTCAAGACATCATGAATGGTAAAAATCGTAAACCTACTTTTAATGATTGGGGAGAATGTGCAACTCGAATAGTAAGTATTTATCGCTTTATCTCTAAGTTACAAGAACAACATCAATTCCACTTAGCGATAAGTGGTCATGAAGGTATCAATAAAGATAAAGATGACGAAGGTAGCACAATAAACCCAACTATAACGATTGAAGCACAGGATCAAATTCGGAAGGCAGTTGTCAGTCAATCTGATGTACTTGCAAGAATGACAATAGAAGAACACGAGCAAGATGGTCAAAAAACGTATGAATATGTATTGAACGCTGAACCTTCTAGCTTATTTGAAACAAAGATAAGACATGCAAGCAACGTAACAATTAATGATAAACGATTTGTTAACCCTAGCATTACAGACGTAGTAGAAGTAATTAGAAACGGAAATTAAAAATTAATTAAAAGGACGGTAATCAATTATGAATTTCAATTTAAACTTACAAAATGCTCAAAAATTAGGTAACTATATGCAACCTGGTCAATATAGCGTGAAAGTAAAAAACTTCGATAGTAAAAATTCTAAAAATGGACATCCTCAATTTGTTATCACATTCACTCACAGAGAAGAAGGAGACTTCACTCATTATGCTAATGCTGATATGGAAAATGAGTTTGCTAGAAACTGGATGTACACATTCTTAGATGACTTAGGTATTCAAAGTGATAACGGAATGTTTAATTTCACAGAAAGAGATGTTATCGGTAAACCAATCAATATCGAATTAGAACGTAAATACAATGACTACACAGATAAATGGAACACTTCTTTAAAACGTGTTTGGAAATTTGATGGTACGCCAGTATTTGAAAAACATGAAATTAAAGATAATCAAAAGAATAATAATAATGAACAACAAACAAGTAAATCTAGTTTGAACAGTCCAAATAATCCATTCGCAAACGCTAACGGTCCAATTGATATATCTGATGATGATTTACCTTTCTAGGTCGTGGTTAGATGTCGCAAATAATTAAGTATCAAAAGAATAATAAAGGCACTTACACAGTGATTGTTACTGATGTAGAGATACCTGAACAAGCTATTGATTTATTGAACTTAGGCAAACCTATTAATGTTGATTGTTCAGTGATAGATCCAAACTCTATCACTAGCAAACAACGTAGGTTGATATTCGCATTATGTAACGATATAGAAGCACATACTGGACAACCTAGAGATTATATGAGGCAAATGTTCCAAGATTATGTGAAGTTCTTATATGGATATGAACAGCGAATTTCATTAGCTGATTGTACCAGAACGATTGCTAAACAAATTATAGATGTAATGTTCGAATGGATATTCACTAATGGAATACCACTTAACTACAAAACAAGCGAAATGATGAAAGAAGATAAAAATTATCTCTATTGGGCAACTATTACAAGACATTGTGTCATATGTGGCAAACCTAATTCAGACCTAGCACACCTAGAAACAGTAGGTAGAGGGATGAATAGAAATAAGATGGACCACTATGACAAGCACGTTTTAGCGTTGTGTCGTAAACATCATACTGAACAGCATGCAATTGGTGTTAAGTCGTTTGATGAAAAGTATCAATTAGAAAACTCATGGATTTCAGTAGATAGCAGGTTAAACGATATGTTAAAGGGGCGTAGTTAGATGAAAGAAATTTGGAAAGATATACCAGGTTATGAGGGGTATTATCAAGCTAGTAATTTAGGGAGAATAAAACGATTGAAAGGTAAATATGTTCCTGACGAAAGGGTTTTGAAACCTCAAAGAAGGCCTAATGGCTATTTAGCTATAACATTATCGAAAGATAAAAGTCGTATAACTAAATCAATTCATAGAATTGTAATGTTAGCGTTTATGGGCGAGTCAAAATTAACTGTTAATCATATAGACGGAGATAAACATAACAATAAATTAGAGAATTTGGAATACGTTACCTCTAGAGATAATTGCAGACATGTATTTGAATCAAAGATAAAACTCACTAACATTCAAAAATTCGAAAACGATATTATAAACGATTATGGTAAAGGGTTTAATTTAACAAAATTAACCCAAAAATATCATGTGGATTTGCGTGATTTGAAAAAACTTTTACTAAAAAATGGTTTTGAATTAAAAGAGCAAAGAACAGGAAATTACCCGAAAATTATAAATGAAAAAATCATAAATGAGATTCAAGCTATCTACAAAAATGATCCAGAAATAACTAATAAAGAAATATCTATTAAAACAGGTCTTTCTATAACGACGGTAGGCAGAATATTGAAAGACATTTCTTAAACGCCATGCTGAAAGGAGTTAAACAATGAAATCAAGAAAGATCACGTATGAAGATAGAATGCACATTGCTCGTAGAATTAACACGCTAAGACTTGATGCTGAACTATCACAAATTGAATTCGGAAAACGTGTAGGTGTAGGGAGACTTGCTGTAACACGTTGGGAAAATAGAGCGCAACTACCAAAAATGGAAGCTATTAGAAAGTTAGCTAAAGAATTTAATACAACGCCTGAATGGATATTGTACGGGGAGTGAGTAAGATGGTTAAATCAATATTTTTACAAGATGGCGAAGAAATTTTTGTAGATGATGAAGATTATGAAAGAGTGAATCAACATACATGGTTTAAAGGTTATAGTCATAATACAAGAGCGATTGAAACTTTTTTACCAGATAGGAAAAGAATTAGTTTGACAAACTTTATAAAAGAAAAATCGTTCCAAAAAGAAAAAAATAATAATTTCACGAAGTCGAATTTAACAACTAAAGGTAATCATTCCAAATGGTCTCTTCCTAGTTTTAGTGGCAAATCTAAATACAAAGGAGTTACTTGGAGAAAAGACAGAAAACGATGGGTTGCTCAAATTCTAGTTGACGGAAAACATAAGTATTTAGGTTCTTATGAATCTGAAGATGAGGCAGCTATCGCATATAACGATGCTGTTATAGAGTATTGGGATGGTAATGGTTATCTAAATAAAATCGGAAAAGATGATAGAAAAGAAAGAGATTATATAACTTATAAAAGTCGTTTGAATAAAAGGAATAAAAATAAGTTTTACGGGTTAATTTCGAATAGAAATACAATAGGGTCAAAGATATGTTATCAAAGTAAAGAGTATTTTATTGGCAATTTTAAGGATAAAAAAAGGGCTGCACTAGCTTTTAACAAATGTTCAATATTTTTATATGGTAATAATACTAAACTAAACGATGTACCGATGACTGATGAATTAAAAGAGTTCATTGACAACTGGGAAATACCAGAAAGAATAAAAGCACTGAAAGAAGGTGCTGACAATGAATAATTTATTGATCGATGATTATCCAATACTTGTACTTCCTAAGTTAGCTACTGAAATAGGTTTGAATGAAGCAATTGTATTACAGCAAATGCACTATTGGTTAAAGAAAAGTAATCATAACTACGATGGTAGACGCTGGATATACAACTCATTTCCTGAATGGCAAAAGCACTTTCCTTTTTGGTCGGTAATAACAATCAAGCGTACTGTATACAGTTTAGAAAAACAAAATCTACTTTACGTAGGTAATTATAATAAAGCGAAATTCGACAAAACGAAGTGGTACAGCATTAATTATGAAACTTTGGAAGGTATGAGACGACCATCGTATCAAAATGATACGACGAGTGTATCAAAAAGATACGATGGAGCGTATCAAAATGATACGACCAATACCAGAGACTACACAGAGATTACAACAGAGACTACTAACAATAATATATTGTCTCCTTCGTCGACTGCATATCCTTACAAAGACGTGATTGATTACCTTAATAAAAAAACTGGTAAGCACTACAAATCAACGACTAAGAAAAATCAAACAGTCATACGTGCTAGAACAGATGAAGGTTTTACATTAGATGACTTCAAACAAGTTGTTAATAACAAAGTTGCTGAATGGAAAGGTACAGACATGGAAAAGTATTTACGACCTGAAACGTTGTTCGGTACTAAGTTTGAAGGCTATCTTAATCAAGAAAGTAACAATAATCAAAATACTAACCAATATACAGACGCATTTAATCGTGCTGCACAATCGGATATGGAAAACCTACCGTTCTAAAGGAGTGATAGCGTGCAAGCATTTGGAGATATAGCTAAACCACCTAAATTTAAAAGTAAGGTGGTTAAAGAAGAAAAAGGTTTGAAGTGTGAAAAATGTGGTCGCACCTATGACTACTACGAATTTGAAAAGCAAGATGGATCAATTCAGAAAGTAAGATTTGGTTGCGATTGTGAGATGAAAGAGTTCGCTAGACAATCAACAGAAAACTATCACAAGAAACAAAGACGTATCAAAGCTGAGAAAATTTTTAAACAATCTATTGTTAATCAATCACTAGCGAATGCCACGTTTGATAATTACGAGGTAGATAAAAATACTCAACCACAATTAGATAGAGCAAAACGCATATGTAAGCAATACGCTGACAATTTCAATTTGGATAATAAACAATCATTACTCATACAAGGCACATTTGGAACAGGGAAGTCGCACCTATCTATGAGTATTGTCAAAGAAGTTAAAACAAAAGGTTATACCGTTCTTTATATGAACGTACCACAACTGATATCAACGATTAAAAATACCTATAACAACGGTACAGATATGACCGAACAAGAGTTAGCAAAGATTATTAGTGATGTAGATTTGATGGTTTTTGATGACTACGGAATTAACATGAATGAGTTTGCTACCAGCAAGATGTTCGAACTGATTGAAAGTCGTATCGGCAAACACAATATATTCACTACTAACCTAGATGAAAAAGAAATGACTAGAAATAAAGATTTGCAACGTATTTTTAGTAGGATCATGAGCAATACAACGCTAATCAAAATGGACGGTCAAGATTACAGAACTAAGGGGCTGAGATTTTGATTACAGTAGATAATATTAAGCAAATACTTGAGTGTAAAGATATGTATGCTCAGAAAATGATTAGATGGGCAAACGGGGACGAAAAAGCATTAGTCGAACTAATCAATCATAAGTTGGAAGAAAAACGTGTAAGAGCAGCAATCGTGGAGGTGTTCTAATGGCAATTTTAGAAAAGTATTACCTTTATAGACCAGACGGAACAGAAGAAATAAAAGTAGAGAAATGTGAACCTAATGTGAATATCGTTAAAACGCTCACAGGCGCTCATTTTAGCGAGGAATACAAAGAGATGACTGATAATGAGTTGAAACGTTTTAAAGGCGTGTATGAACTTCTGTACGAAGAAGAACTAGGGTTACAAGCAACGATATTTGATATGTAGGAGTGACAACGTGAGTAAATACAATGCTAAGAAAGTTGAATATAAAGGTGTCGTGTTCGATAGCAAAGTCGAATGCGAATACTACCACTATTTAGAACATAATTTAGGTGATGGGTATGATCGCATCGAGTTGCAACCTAGATATGAATTAATACCTAAACTCGATAAGCAACGTAAAACGGAATATATCGCTGACTTTGCACTATTCAAAAATGATGTGCTAGTCGAAGTGATAGACGTAAAAGGAATGCCAACAGAAGTAGCGAAGTTGAAAGCGAAAATGTTTAGACATAAATATCCGAAAATCAAACTCACATGGATATACAAAGCGCCTAAATACACAGGCCTTGAGTGGATAACATATGAAGAACTAATTAAAGCACGCAGAAAGCGTAAGAAGGAGAAGATGAAGAATGGCGACATTAAAAGCTGAAGTGTTAATCAGAGGCACGATTAAGTTACCGGCAACCGAAGAAACTGAAGAAGAAATGGAATACAGAATCGAGCAAGCGAAGAAAAACCCTATCGACACATTAGAAGATGTGGAAGTCAAAGATATAGAAATATATGAAGCGTATTGGAAGTGATCGTATGAGAAAACGCAAAAAAACTGCAACACGTGTTTATATCAATGGCACTCGTATCGCATTAAGAGATGTAGCAGAAATATATAACGTACCACTCACTACCTTACGTGGGAGATACAACAAAGGTTTACGTGGTCCAGAATTATTATACGGAAAAGGAGTATATGAGTATCGTGATTAATAATGATGAATTAGTAAAAGAAGAACAACGATTAAGCAATAAAGAGCAGTACGGCAGATTATCAGAAAGAGAATATCGTCAGCTTATGTATATTAGAGCAGCACACGAAAGAGCATTGAAACGTAAACGACGTGAGCAACGTATCGCAAGAGCAAGACGTTCAGAAGAATTAGTCGCTAAACACAGAGTGAACAGTAAGTGGTTTAGATACTTATCGGAGAATGACATATTTCCAAAGGTAAGGGGATAGGTAAATGGAAAACTTGAGAATAGTAGAACTTAACCGAAATGACATCGTTCAGTTCCAATGTGCTAATAAAAAGTTTAGTGCTTTTCAAACTGCGATTGTAAACCGAGTGTACGCAGAAGAAATACTGTTAAAAACGGTATGGAAAGCAGAAGTAGAAAACCAAGCAGGCTATAAATTCACACTTACTGATAGTGACGACTTTATGAAAGTGAACGAGCCATTCACACGTAAAGTTAATTTAAAGCAGAAAAAACAAGATAATAATATACCTGATCATTATAAAGGTAGTGAAAATATAGATGTTATCGACTTCTTGTATCAACAATTACCATTTGAACAATTCAAAGGTTTTATGAAAGGCAATATGATTAAATATCCAGTTCGTGCAGGTCGAAAAGATGATGAACTAGCAGATATTAAAAAAGCTAGAGATTACGCAGATAGATTAATCGAAAAAATGGAGGTAGAACAATGATCTATTTAGGTGGCGATATGCTTAGTATTGGGCAACAAATGCGCAGAGAGTGGGAAAAGCAAGAGTTACAGCGATTAGGTTTTAAAGTCTACGCACCACATGACGACAAAGACATAAATGATAAAACAAATGCTAAGCAAGATAAATTAGCAGAACGTATTGTGTTTAACGACACACTAGGCATGGAAACAAGCGCTGTAATGATATTTGACTACTTACCTCATGCACAAGGGACAATTTGCGAAATGGGGTATGCACAGCACCTAAAAAAAGCTAGTGAGAAGGATATTAAAATTTACGTTCAATGTACTGACATCAGACAAGGAACTGGACATATTTCAGACGAACAGGACCGAGCAGAGTTCAGTATTAATCAGTATGTCTATGGCGTAATCATGGATGTCACTGATGGCAGAGGCATTCAAGAATTCGATGAGATATGCAAAGAGTTGGTGGAAGAATGATTAACGACATATTAAACATAAACGACAGCTATAAAGCACCACAACGCATTATGGATATTCTGTACGGAGATATAGAAGAACGTAACAAAATATTTATGGAATTTCTCGAGGCATTTGATAAAGATGTCAATTACGACTGGTTTCACGAATACTTTCAAGATGAACATGCTAATAGAAAGAAACATAAGCAAGACTTTACACCACAATCTATTAGTAGACTACTTGTGGAAATGGTAGATGACACTAATGGTAGTTACTACGAGCCAGCAGCAGGTACAGGTGGGATAATCATCGAGAAATGGAATAAGGATAGAATGAAACACTCACCTTTTGATTATGAGCCTAGAATGTACTTCTATACAGCAGAAGAATTAAGCGATCGTACTATTCCTTTCTTACTATTCAACATGCTTATTCGTGGAATGAATGGTCTAGTTATTCAATGCGATGTACTTACTAGAGAGGCATACGGTGCATGGTTTATACAAAACGACGCTAACGACCATTTAGGTTTTAGTAGTTTGAATAGACTACCTTATACAGAAAGTACAGAGAAAATGCTCAATATTAAATTTGTTGAACATAAATACCCAGATATTAGACAGACTAAAGAAATACCGGAGTGGTTAGCACATGATATTATCCAACACAATTAACCAACGCTATCGCTATGCTACACAAGGCAAGACACCTACACAAATACAGCATGAGTTACGTGAGATAGGTGTCAAAGGCTTTGTGGTTAAGGTAGCAGGAAGTAGAGTGACGATGAAAGTTAGTGAGTGTGACATAAAAAGGAACAGGGAGTGTGTAAGGAATGGCAAAGATTAAACGCAAGGTAGAGATGACGTTACCAAAGTTGATTGAGTGGGCTTGGGAGAACGAAGTTAGAAACAAGGCTTTTTATAGCAATTACTCAGGTGGTTCAGTATTTTTTGATGAAGAACAAATATTGTTTTTAGAACACGAAACGCGCAAAGATGAAACCTTCACAGTAGAAATCGAAGAAGAAATTACAGAGGATACAGTGATTTTCAGACTTTTAGAAGTCAGAAATGCAATACCTTCGAAAAAGACAGAGTGGCAAGATTTAAAATTATTAAAATCATATTTATATGGTAATCACTCTATTTCAGAAGTTAAAAATGAACATAGCGTTGCTATTTATATTTTAAATGATGATATGACAATGACTTTAGTTTGGAAGGACGGAAAATTAGTAGATTAAGGAGTGTTTACGATAGACATCAACAACCTATACACCTACAAAGCAACATGCACCAATGTTGTGGACGGGGACACTTTGGATATATTACTCGATTATGGCTTTGATACCTACGCTAAACGTCGTGTACGTTTGCTAGGTGTCGATACGCCAGAAAGAGGACAAGATAAGTTTAAAGAGGCAACAGCGTTCACTAGAGAATGTGTAGAACATAAAGACATCTACGTTCAGACGTACAAGAGTGATGTGTTCGGTAGGTATCTTGCAAATGTATGGTACGAGGACGGGCAACGTAGTTTGAATGATGATCTGAGGGACGCAGGGCTATTGAAAGAGAATTCTAAATGGAATGAGGGATAGGAATGGCAGAAGTAAAAATGACATTAGAAGAATATCAAGATTTAGAAGATAAGTTATCAACCTTAGCGAGGGAAAATCACAACCTTAAACAAGAACGTAACGCTTATAAAAAGCAACGTGATGAACTCATCAATGATATGGCAGAAGTGAAAAGGAAGGTAGAGGCTTGGATAGATTTAAAGAAAGAAATGGCCGAAATGTATCCAGTGTTAGTAATCGATGTTAAAACGACTAGTGGTGAATGCGAAAAAGGTATGTTGTATCAATTGGGTAAGCATTTAAGACGCATGGACGAATTAGACGGGACACAAGAGTTTCAAAATTTATTAAGTGATTTGGAGGAACAATAAATGACATTAGATCAATTAGTAGAACAAGTGCAACAATGGAGTATTGATAAAGATTTACACAATGGTAATTCAGATAGACAAGCACTTAAATTTTATGAAGAAGCAGGGGAAGTTGCATCAGCATTATCTCGTGGGCAAATGGACGCATTAAAAGACGGTATAGGCGATACAGTCGTTACATTAATCATCTTGGCACAACAACATGATATGACGTTACAGGAGTGTTTACAGTATGCATATGACGAGATTAAAGGGAGAAAAGGAAAGACAATCAATGGAACGTTCATCAAAGAAGCAGACCTTAAAGAGTAAGGATATATTAGAAAAAGTAAAAGAGGTGTTAAAGAAGTGAAAGACTTTGAGCAGCCAACAATAAAAATATTAAAAAAGATTATTTAACGGTAAAGATGAGACCAATATTCATATATCTCGTCTGAACCTAGTAGACTATGAAGTTATTGAAATGATAACTAATTATAAACTGTCAGAAACTCATACAAGAAATCAACATTTTAGAGATGTAGTGACTTTGAAGTTTAAAAAGAAAGAGTGAGTTGGTGATACTATGACGCAATATTCTAAGGTGTATTTGAAAAAGAACCATCACAAAAGAGGCATCAAATTAGGCGAAGTTGTAAAAGGTTCTAGTTGGTTAGAAATGACTGAACAGCTACCTAAGTTGAAAGAACTACCTATAACTCCTTATTTAAGATTTTGGGAAGTAGATAATGATCTTCATATAGATTATGGTTCGCACAGAGCAATTATAGTAGTTAAAAATCAAGGAGTGATACCATGCCACAATTCCTAATCAGAGAATTCACGGATAGCACAGGTTATGTGCATGTCAATGTAGAACAACCTAGAGAGAATGAACGTATGACGTTGGTAGAGGCAGAGGATAAGGAAGAAGCGAAAAAGAAAGCAAAGTGTATATTAAGCGAGCATGATAGATTGCAACTTAGAAAACTGTATCGTTTGCAAGATAGATTGGGATAAGGAGTGAACGGAATGATTAAACGCATACTTAAAAATTTATTCTTAATCGCTATGTATGAGTTAGGGAAGTATCTCACTTCTCTACTCATCACTATTTTAGAAAGTGAAGATGATATTGATACTGCACCTAAGGACTTTGCTAGTGAGTGGGATCAGATTGATTTAAACAGAATTAAAGCAGAGGTGAGTGAGTAGTGTGGATAGCATTAAATATATTATTAAGCGTTCTATGTATAACATCATATGGAGTTCAAAAGCAACAGAGAGAAGAAATAGAACGACTTAAAAGAGAAAACAGATTACTAAACGATGCGATATGGCATAAAAAGTAATGGAGGTAATGTAATGACATTCGGCGAGAACTTAAAAGCTATTAGAAAAAGAATGAAACTTACTCAACAAGAGATGGCGGATAAGATGGATATCGCTAGACCTTATTTGAGTTTATTAGAAAATGGTAAAAGTTCTATTAGTATCCAAACTGTTTTGTATATTTCACAACAACTTAATATATCTGTGAACAAGTTAATTAATGATGATATTGAATTAGACAGTCAAATATATAACAAAAAAACTTATAAATTATAACGGAGGGAAACGCAATGATTAAAAAAGCATATGAAAAACCAAGAGAAGTAGAATACATTGAATTTAAAGGTAGAGAGAATTTTTTTGAGTTAATAGAAGTTGTAGGCGTTAAAGCACGATTAATCACAAAATCTTCTGGAAGAGAATATTTAGAGCATGGTAATGATAATATTAGTTTTCCAGTAGGTACTGTGTTTTATCGAGAATGTAATGTAGATAAAGAAATCGCAGAATGGAAACCAATTAATAAAGATAGATTTTTAAGATTATATAGTGACATTAATTAACTGGAGGTAATCACTTGTACACACACGAACAAATAAGGGATATGATATTTGAATACCATTGGCGTAGAAATAGATTAGTAGATGAGGGATATACCAAAGAGAGCAACGGTACTGCTCAATATGGTATAGAAGCTACTATGCCTAAAGGTAAAGGACATACTTCAAATAAGGTACTGAATATCGTCACACGTAACGATACATTGTACAGAGTGTTGTACAAACATATAGAAGTTGTAGAGTTTATAGATAAGTATGAACATAAGATAAATGATGATATGAACCTTAACATCTTGTATGAGTTTAAGAAAGGGAAGAACTTTACTCAAGTTAAAAAGATTATGAAGATTGGTAGGGATAACTTAAACAAAAGAATAGATGAGATTGTGAACAGTTATATCAATCAACAAGAACAACACAAACAACAACATCAACACAATCAACAACTTCAACAAGATAAGCAACATCAACACTAATTTTTAATATACTTATATAAGTTTTATAATTGAGTTAACACGATATGAATATACAGGCACATCACACAGGTGGTGTGTCTTTTTGTTTGGAGTTAATGAAGATGAGTAAAGCATATGCAGACTATATAGAACAACGTACAAAGAATAAAGGTTTCTACTCTAATGCGAAGTGGCGTAAAACAAGATTAAAAGTATTGGCAAGAGATCACTTTGAGTGTGTGATGTGTAATGCAGAAGGTAGATTGACGATTAATCAGAAACAATCGCTAGAAGTTGACCATATCAAAGAGTTAGAAATAAGACCTGATTTAGCATATGAACTTTCTAATCTAAGAACACTATGTAAATTTCATCACAACAAACGTCACGGAAGATTTGAGCATAATCCAAATAATCGAAAAAACAAATTCAACGATGAACAGTGGTAAAACAAAACTGTATAAAAATATTATTTAATCTAAAACTATAAAAGTGTAAAAAATGTCAAATACCCCCACCTAAATAAACCGCGTCACAAAAGACTTCGCGGAAACCGGCGCTTGGGTCAACTCTGCAGATTTATTCATCAAAAAGATACGTAAGGGGGCTTGACATTTCGAAAAAAATAAAAAATAAGCAAAAGGGGGGAGGGGATTGAAAAAAGATAAATATCTTAAAGACAAATTAACTTCTAACCAAATTAAGCGAATCAATGCTTCTGAAGATTACTTATTGCAGCAGATAGATGCAGATAATGACATAGAAGTAGAAAAAGTAGAACGATATATTAACTTACTAAAGTTATTTTATGCTTTGGACATTTATATCGAACAATCTGGACCTATAACGGTAGTAAAAAATGCATCTCAAGAATATGTTAAACCTAATCCAGCTATCGCAGAAAAGAATAAAGTAAACGGATCATTACTCGCACTAGAGAAATCATTCCATTTAGAAAGAAAAGCCGAAGAAAGACGTAAGCAAGAACAAGCGAAAGGACCTGATTTAACATGAAGATACCTAAGTATGTTACAGATTATATAGAAAAATACAAATCAGGCAACGTTATCTTTAACAAAGAGCGTGTTAGACTTGTATCTTTTTTAGAAGATAATATCTTGCAACGCGATGACCTTTATTTTGATGATCAAAAAATAGAAGATTATATCAAATTTAGTGAGAAATGGTTTTTTAAACTACAAGAATTCCAAAAATTCATTTCATGTTTTGTGTTTTTATATGAGAAAGATACCAAAACGCCTTATTTCTCAGAATTCTTTATATCAATGGCTCGTGGTGGTGGTAAGAACGGCTACATTAGTACGTTAGCAGCATTCTTTATGACACCATTACACGGCATTCCTAAATATAATATGTCAGTAGTAGCTAATAGTGAGAAACAAGCGCTAGTAAGTTTTAGAGAAATCTATGAAATGATAGAAAGTAACAACTTATATATTACAGGTGAGCGACCTAATAACCCTTTTTATTTAAGTAAGGTGTATGTGGAAGGAACAAGCACCAAGTCACAATTCTTATTCGATACTTCTAATGAAAAAACAAAAGATGGCGCTCGTGAAGGCTGCATTTTCTTTGATGAAGTACATGCTTATGAAAAAGATACAATCATTAACATCAAACGAAGTGGACTAGGTAAAGTTGCACATCCACGTACTTTTTATATCGGTACTGACGGATATGTAAGAGAAGGTTTCTTGGATAGATTAAAAGAAAGAGCAGACAACGTATTAAAAGGTATAAACCCTGAAGATAGATTATTCCCTTTCATCTGTAAAATTGATGATAAAGAAGAAATAGATAAACCAGATTTATGGGAAAAAGCAAATCCTATGTTTGAAAACCCAAAAAGTGAATATGGCGCTCAATTATTCAAAGAAGTTCATCAACAATATTTAGGACTTCAATTTAATCCATCTAATCGACCAGAATTTATGACTAAGCGAATGAATATGCCTGAAACAGATACGCAAAGTGTTGTAGCACCTTGGGATGACATTATGGCAACTAATCGACCTATACCTCCACTTGAAAATAATGAATGTATTGGTGGACTTGACTATGCAAGTTTAAAAGATTTTGCAGCAGTTGGTTTACTGTTTAGATCTGGTGATGATTATATTTGGAAAACTCACTCATTCGCTAGAAAAGAATTCCTTGATAAATACAAATTAAAGCCACCTATTCATGAATGGGAGAAAAAAGGTTTGCTCACGATTGTAGATGAACCAACAATAAACCCTAAACATATTATTGATTGGTTTATCGAAGCACAGAAGAATTACGGATTACAAAAAGTTGTAGCAGATAACTTCCGAATGGACTTACTTAGACCTCTATTTGAAGATGCAGGCATCGAATATGAAGTGATAAAAAATACACGCGCTATTCAGTCCTTACTTGCACCAAGAGTTGAAGATATGTTCGCACAACATCATCTCATCTTTGGTGATAACCCTTTAATGCGTTGGTACACGCAAAATGTTGCCGTTAAGATACGTAAAGATGGCAACAAAGAGTATGAAAAGAAAGAGCCTATACGACGTAAAACTGACGGTTTCCAAGCTTTTATACATGCATTGTATAGAGCAGATGATTTAAAAGATTCTAATTTGGAAGAAGAAATCAATCTGTTGAGGGGCTTGAGATTTTAAAGGAAGGAGGGAGTAAGCTATGGGACTATTCGATAAGCTATTCCGAAAGAATAAAGAGATTTCATGGATGTATGACTTAGAACTTTTACAAGATACAAGCTCTAAAGCCTATATCAAAAGAATGGCTTTAAATGTGGTTGTTGAGTATGTAGCAAGAACAATCGCTCAATCTGAATTTAGAGTAAAAGAAAACGATCATGTCACCAAAGATGATATGTATTATTTATTGAATGTTCGACCTAATCCTAATCAGAACGCTACACAGTTTTGGCAGAAATTCATTTATAAACTTCTTGTTGATAATGAAGCTTTAATTGTTAAATCAGATGATGATTATTTATATGTGGCAGATGACTTCGAACATGAAACAGAGTTAGGACTATTACCACATCGTTTTAATTCGGTTATGGTTAATGACTATAAATATAATCGCTACTTCTCAATGGATGATGTTATTTATTTAGAATATGCCAATGAAAAGTTAGATAAATTTTCATTAGGACTGTTTGAAGATTATGGCGAAGTATTTGGCCGTATGTTAAATATGCAACTCAAGAAAAATCAAATACGAGGTATTTTGAACGTTGGAACAACTAAGTTAGATGTTAAAGGAATTCAAGATTATATCGATATGATTTTTAATACTTTTGAGAAGAATCAAGTTGCGATTGTACCTTTAACTGAAGGTTTAAATTACGAAGAACATTCAACGAATAATTCTAGTGCGAATGGATCAGATTTTAAAGAGTTACGACAAGCAATAGAAGATATTCTCATCTATATTGCACGTATCGTAGGTGTAGCACCTTCTCTTATATTAGGGGAAAATGCAGACCTAGAAAAAGCGATTGAAGCAACAAATCAATTTTGTTTTAAACCGTTAACTAAGAAATTAGAA